TTGTAGCCGTCGGGGATGGTGCCTGAGTGTTCGGGGATAGACTTGGGGGCGGCTCGTTGCTTGAGAAGAGCCATAACCTTTCGGACGTTACCAGGATCTTTGCCTACCTTTTTGGCAATAGCCTCACTTGTTAAGCCGTCCTCCATTAGCCGTGCTACTTCTTTTTGCTGGTCCGTGTTTGCGTAATCAACGTACATGCATTCACCTGTTTAATCAGAGTGCGTGCCCCATAGAATGGCATAAGTAGCTTGACAACGATGGAGACGGCCACCATCAGCGCGAACTTAGTCTTTCTGCTCACTATGGGTACGTTCTTGCCTTTGTCGGGTATATGCACACGCCGACCCCCTTTATGCTTTTACTTCTTCAACATCTTGCCCAGCAACCCAGACCCGCTGATTTCTTTTGTGATCTTTTCAGCACTGCGGCCAATGACGTAGCCGCCAAGTCCCAGCTTGATCAGGCCGAACAAAGATAGTACCGCTTCTTCTGACAGGTTTTCAGGTGTGTATCCGAACCAATATGCGCCCACGAGAAAGCTAAACCAAACCATTGTCAAAGGTCGCCAGTTGCGCTGCAACCATGACTCGCCACTGGCTTCGGCCTGCACAGCCTGCCCGCGAACCTCTAGCCGGGTCTGCTCTAGTTGCGCCTCAATTTCGCGTATCTTGACAGCGGCTTGTGGGTCAGACTTGATTGCAGCAGCTACGGCGTCCGGTGTGCTGTCTACGCCGAGCGCACTGGCAAGCATTGACCCAACTGCACCACCAGCGGGCCCGGCAAGCATTGACCCTGCCATGGGTGCGACAGAGCCAACAACGTCTTTTATCTTATCCCATGCGCTCATAGTCAGCCCGCCTTCAGCGACTGAACAGCCGCGATTAAACTTGTGTACTTGCCGCTAATGCGACCCCATGTTGCAGGGCTGCCCATTAACTCATTGGGCCGCACGCCAAGGTGAAACATGACCTGCTCTTGGCCTTGGTTGTTACGGGTGTCCGAGTAGACGCCAATGCCAGTAAAGCCAATCCCCTCAGCTTCATACACCACGGCCTCAGCCTGCGCCCGGTTATAGACTCCGCCGATAAAGCAGTCCACGGCCAGCACTTCGCCCCAGTGGTCAATGTTATGCTCTGACATCTTGCCCACGCCAAGGTTGCGGCCAAGGGCGTACTCGCTTGCTGATATTTCGATGGGACTGCCCAGTTTGAAGCGCAGGACATCCAGCATCGTGACCAAGCGGGCGCTCATATCGTCTGACCACTCACGGAATTCTTCGGCGTCAAAAATGCTGTGCGTAGATCATGTAACACCTCCCGCCGCATCAAACAGCTCATCAAGCTGAGAATCAGTCAGGCTCTATAGCTGCCTGCATCTGTGCGACAAAAGGGCTCAACCTCTCAAAGCCAGCTTCGCTCCAAGCTAGTGCGACCAGAGGATCCTCTGATGCATCGATCGCCACCTGAATATCATCCAGCAGACCCGCCTGGATCATCGCGGCTTTCGCTTGAAACCTCGTAACCTTCATTGATTCGCGGCGCTTTCTTAGCGCCCATTCTTCGTGAGTTTCGACTACTGCGTCTTCGTGTTCCATGGCATCCATCAGGACATCTCCTAAAAGTGGCTCTTTTGAGCATGGCAGCAACAGCCGGGATGGCGTTGCCGTGCCGGGCGTGGTTCGTCCAGCTGTGTAAATTTTCGCGCACATGGGCTAGGTCAATCTGGCCTCTGGCGTACTCGCTCTGCCATTCTTTTAACTGGCGAGACAGTCGCCGCAAGCTGGCCTTTCGTAGCCTGCGGGCATTCGGCCAAAGGTGGTAGCCAAGGAAATCCAGGCCGCGCCCACCGTGGTGCCGAACAGGAAAAACAAAAGTTTTATGATTGGTTTGTAGCTCCAAGTTGTCGGCCAGCCATGCTTCGGCGTCGATGCGCAGTGCCTGCAAGTGGCGCTTGTCAGGATGCACTACGATCCAGTCATCCATATACCGCACGTACCAGCGCTCCTGGCGGCGGCACTTCATCCACTGGTCTAAAGCGTCCAGATAGATGTTGGCGAACAGCTGACTAGTCAGGTTTCCGATCGGAATGCCTTTGCCAGGTGTTTCTGGCTCACTGTAGCTATGAATGATTTCCTCAATCACGGCCATGATGCGCTTATCGACTATTCGACGACGCAGCAGGTTGAGCAGTATCTCGTGGTCAATGCTGGCAAAATACTTCCTAATGTCTGCCTTGAGAACAAACACTTCACCGTGTTCTCGCAGGCATTGGCGTAACATTTCTTGCGCTTTGTCGGCACCTGCGTGTGTACCTTTCCCTATGCGGCAGGCATAACTGCCCGAAACAAATCTCGCTTCCCAGATTGGCTCTATGGCAGCAAAGATGGCGTGCTGGACGACGCGATCGCGAAATAGTCTTAGCGCCGTGATCTTGCGGCGCTTAGGTTCGGTTACATAAAAGCTGCGGTATCCGCCGCACCGGTATTCTCCCCATATCAGCTCGTTTTGCAGCTGTATCAGATTAGCCTCAAGGTCACGCTCAAAATGCCTGCAAGGCCAGCTCTTGCGCTTGCCTTTGCGCGCCCGTAAATACGCGTGATAGAGCGATTCAAATGTGATTATTCCATCAAAGATGCCGTTAAATGTTTTTGCCATGCCGTGCTCTAAATAGTGGGCGAGCGCCACAGGCCTCCCTGTTGCGGGTACTACGCGCAGCGCTCTAAATATTTTTCGGCTCCTGCCGTGGATCTGGCGTCCTTTCAGTTGAGCGCTGGATGAAAGGCCTTGGCCCTTCAACTTCTGGCCCAACAAGAACTGAGAGCGGGGCGAAACCCGATATTCGAGTTCGAATTCGTGCGGGGGTTGTTGAGGTTCAACGCCCCCAGGCCGGCATTGCCGGCATTGTTGCGATTGCCGCCACGGAACGGGAGCCACTTAACGCCAGACCCTTTTGACTACTTTCCTTGTTCTTTTGTGGCTGTCGGTTTTTTGGCAGCCTCATGTTTCATCCATTGCATCCATTTGCCCAGGTAGTTGCCAATTTCAGTCGTATGGCGTGACCATACTTCGTACTGTTTGAAAGGCAGGAATTCCAGGTCATGCGATAGCCGCACAAGTGAGCGCAGCAAATCCAGCTCTGCGTCCAGATCCTGCATGGTCGTCTTTTTGTAATAGCGGCGATTACACACAATCACCAGGCGCAAAATGGTGTACATGCACTGCCGTATTTCAGCAGACAGAACGTGCTTTTCAGATTTTGGAAATTGACGCAAAGCGGCATAGCCGTAATGGATCATTTGTTCAACTTTGAGCCTGATCTGTAAATCTTCTTGCTGCATTGTTGGGGCCTAATACGCCCCGCTATCGCAGGGCAAGCGGATGACTGATGTGCAGATTACAGATTGCGAAAGCGGGGGCGAAACCCGATATACGAGCCCGAATGCGCGCGGGGGCCGTAGAAGTTCAACGCCCCAGGCCGGCATTGCCGGCACTGCCGCGACTGCCGCCGCGGAACGGGAGCCGTTCCCCCGATACGTTAACGTAGAGTCGGCCTATCGGGTCATTAATACCCTTGGGAGCCACCAGTGCCCTTTTTAGGGCCTCACTAGCTCCGGTAGTATTTAATGAGGACCAAGGGTTACTGTCGTCAATGTCAAAACCACTATCTGCATACAAGCTCTCAATCGGAATGTCATTATCAGCACTCAAGAAAACTCGTCCGTCTACAATTTTCATGCCACTGCACCACTCCCAAACATTCCCCACCATATCCGAGATACCCGAGTAGGTGCCATCGTGCCTCCAATAGGCTGGGCCACTACCCGTAAGAATCTTACCAACACCGCTAGAACTCCCTACAACACCACCCTCTTGACGTGTCCCCACCTCCCAGCGATTGTCATGGTGGCGTCCGTAATTGGTGTTGCCACGACTCTCAAAACCATTTGCCAAACTCCACAATACTATAGCTGCCCAATCCCAATTAGTCTGGATATCAAAACCTGTGCCAGCATTCTGACAAGCTGTGCGGGCATTGTCGTAATTTATACTAACTGCTGGTGCTACTCCCGGTTGACTGACAGCTTCACCATTAATTATAGAAGCTTGGTAAGCCCCCACCCAGATTTCTGAGTCTTCAACACCGTCAAAAATGAAAGCTTCATGTACACCTGTACCAATCTCACCACCACTCACAACATCTTCACAGAGGAACTGGGGAATCCTTGTAAAATACGATGGGAGTCCATTAGCTGTGTAAAACACAGTCATATTGCCACCTGAAGCAGCCTCCACAGACCGGCGGAGACCGTCCAGCAGGGCCGGAGCTTTAGTGTATTGAGTATGCGGGTCAGGCAATGCAACGTGGTCATTAACAGCCTGCCCAATACTGATAAGGTCTTCATTCCGCCAATCAATATCAGTGGCCTGAATCCTGTATCGTCCATCGACAACGTAAAAACTACCATACCCATTGGCGTCAGTATTAAACGGATTTGATTTCGCCGTAACGCTGCCGGCATCTGCGAACAAGGCAGCCAGCCCGTTGTCAGACTCACGCCGCACAGTGACAGCAAGTCCCGGCTTTATGTTACCTGCAGCGTCAGTGAATGTTCTTTGAAAATGCGCGAGGGCCATATCAGTTACTCCAGCCTGTGGTTATATCGTAGTCAGCAAGCGCTTGGCCGCTGAGAGTCTGCATTGCGTCCTTGTGGCTCCACGCTGTCGAATAGTGCGCGGATATAAAGGCGCTGACCGCAAGGCCCATCAGGACAGCGTCATTCGGTGACAGGTCGTGCGTTACGTTCTCAGCGTCTCTGAACGAAATAGTCTCGCTGCTTCCCATAGATGCCAGAGATTGCCCCGATGCTGCCACGCCCATCACGTTGCGAACGTCGCTTTCATTTCTCAGCTGGATTGTGCCAAGGCCGTCAGAGAAGTCATAAGGCAGGCCGCTTGCGATTACCTGCACTCTTAGCGCGTCCACTTCTTTCTTGCGCTGTGCAAGCGTAGGTAGCGGTGCAACGTAGGGTGCTGCCGATGCCTGTGCATCGGCAAACAGTAAGCGGCCATGTTCTTCAGGGTCGTCAGGGGAGGCGGTGAAAGGTATGGGGCCATGGACAGGGTGCTCTATTTCCATGTCGATGGTGCCGTTGGCATTGAATGTTGGGTTTTTGTAGTTCATTTTATGAAATCCTCAACCAGAGTGTTGAACTAGAACCTGACGCATAGCCCATGCACTTCCATGTTCCAGATAATGGACTGAAGGTCACACCAAGGGTGTCTGTAGGATATAGGCTCCCACCGGATAAGATTGCTCCAGGAATTCTAGTGGCGGTTGTCCAGGCAAAAGCATAAGTCCCGATAACCCCGTCACTTGCCCCTGCATTCCGAGCCATAACCCAGTCGCGCTCAGTGGTGCCTGTTTGAAATTTATCTGCCCCTAAAACGCCCGTATCAACTGCCGCATTCCTTAATCCTTGGGCGCACCCGCCGCCCCTTCGGCAAGCGCCGTCACGTTATCCCTTAAAGCCAAACCATCAACCGACCGTATCGGCTTGCCCGGTTCTAATGCCGCATCTGTAATCGTTGTCCAAGTTGCCATTTAATCAATCCTCATTGCCAAGAATATCCATCGTCGCCGTTTGGCATTAACCCAAACGCATCGCCCCAGAAAGAGCCAGTTAAGCGTTCCGATTCACTGGCGTTTTCGTATGTCGGTGCATCAGACACCATCCAAAAAGCGGCTTTGTCTTGTGCCCCATACTCGAACCGTTGTAGTTGATACTCCGTGACCTCACCGCTTACCGTTTCCTCTGCGCTGATAACCTGCCAACGTAAAATCCTTGGCGCTCCGGTTACATCAACAACACTATCAACAGTTACATCAGCCAAGTCGCCTGTCCACATCGACCGGTCTTTGGCGTCCAGCGCAAAGGCTATGTATTCGGGCGTATCCCTGAATCGTGATAACAGTCTGACCGTTGTTTGTATAGCGACTGCGTCTGTCTGAATCCACCGGCTGTATATCTTTCTGATTCTCCGTTCACCGTATTGTAACTCAGACTCTGCGTCACCATCTAGACGAACTCTTACGCGCCGGTAATTCTGTTCATCATCCAGTTTTTCCACCGGATTTCTCTGACCAAAGAATACCCATACCTGGCTGATCCGTTCTTTCGGCTTTGCCTTTAGTTCAAAAGTGCCCGCCAAGATGTTTTTGAAGTTGTCTATCGGCTTCACAAAGTCACCCGCTGCCGGGCGCAACGCCCTGAGCTTTATCTGCTCGTCTCGCTCGTCCCACCAGATATAAAACAATGCCTGTTCTGTAATCTCGCCAAGCAAGTCAGTGACGCCTGTGGGCTCTGTGATTAACGCAGACAGCCTGAACTGCTCAAGCCATACCGATGCCTCTGCACTCCAGTCTGACAAAGGAATAAAGCCAGAAGGCACAGCGCCGTAAGTTGTCAGCAGGTCGTTGGTCAGATCATCTGGCCGGATGTTGGTGTACTCAAGGCAAAGCTGCACCCGGTCGCCTTCGTCGTGGCTTTCTGGATCAGTGCCGTTGATAGATCGTGTGACGCCCGTTATGTTTATTTCTGTTTCTGATATTGTGCTAACGCCCGTGTACGAAAATAGCTCTTTGTTGATACGCACTTTGCCTGGCGCAGGATACTCTGATGCAATGCCGCCTGTTATCCGCATAGGGTCCATGCTGGCAGTGTCTGAATAATCAACAATCAATTCGCCTGTTGACGCTATCGGAGCTTGAGCCTTGTCATTGTCAGCCAGCTTCAGCACGTCTTTTGCTTTGATGGTTACATTCTGATTACTATCTGGCCCGCTGAACGTGTCGATCAAGTATGTACGCTTGCCCATATCAGCAAGAGCCTGCCCAACATACCCGTCATAAACGCGGATTATGTAGCCCGTGTAATACGGGTTGCGGGCCAGCCACTTGCTCCAGTATGATCCCCTGTCTGTAGCAATGTAGCCGCGCTCAGTCCGGTACTTATCAACCAGCACGTCAGAATATGGGTGATCCTTGAATGACACTGAGAGCTCAGCTCGAACACCTAGCGGTCCTTTTGATTTACTACCACCAACAACGTTAATCTGAGTCGGGCTTGTGCTGACAGACTGCAATGAAGGCACGCAAAAGATACCCTCTGGCTGTGTTGCTTGTGGTTTGCAGAACCTCAACAGCAATGGCTCAGGGGCGTAGTTCGGCAAGTCCTGACAGGTCTTTGAGGTGTTAAAACATTTGATGCTGCCGGTAACGCCAATGGCTGCCGTGCATGGCGACACGCCGTACTCCAAAGAGCACAGCGGCTGTTCGATTTCAATGATCTGTAATGGCTCGCGGCCAATCGTGTTCTCACTCATCGGCATAACCTTCGACGCTCATAGACACATCCATGTAATCAAGGACGCCCATGTTAGAGGGAGTGATGTCGTTCGTTGACCAGCAGTAACCTATCTCATTCGGAAACTTTGACGGCCTCCATGCAATAAAGAAAGGCTTGTTTCTAGCCGCCTTCACAAACGGGTCGAAGTTGTCTCGATACCACTGTGCTTTAAGATGTTTCCATGCAAAGCCAGTTTGTAACCCATTCCGGATAGTTGAGCTGCCAAGGAACTGCCCATCTTGTGACTTAGTTGGCCGCTTAACGGTGCGCCTGCCAAGCGTTATAGGTGTGTGCCCTGAGTATATAGCGCGCTGCATTGCCAAGGCCACGCCCAAATAGATCACGCCTATCTGAGGTGCTGTGGAGCCTGCCACCGACACTCTGAAATAACGGTCTGTTACTTCAGCAAAGATCACCATTATGGCGCTGCTATCTGCAGGCGAGACGGTTTCTATCGTTGTCCAAGATGAGTTGTCTGAGCTGTGCTCAACAGTAACCGTTGAACTGCTTGCGCCCAACGTGTGGGCAGCTATACCGATATAATCAGCAGACTTTTCCGTGCCGTTATCAATCGTGATGCTGCCATTGCCAGACGTGGGCTGCCAGCGCTCAAACGTGTTCTCTCGCTGCACTGAGTCGACGGGCCATACAGCCTCCGCGCTCGTGGCCGTCACTGTTGCAGCAGGCACGAAGTTATCATACCCGATGCGCGCGTGCGTAAGAGGCACTGATAGGCTGTTAACGACTACTGACGGGCTAACAACAAACGTCATATTATTTAGCCTGCAACATAAGTTACTGGTCCAGTGCTTGTTAAAGTTGCCGTAAATGTAACGGCTTCTTTAAACGCTTGGCCTTCTTTGTAGGGTCTAAGCATAAAGCTACCTGATATCCTAGAGCCGTCTCCGTACGTTATTGTAACATCTTCTGTTAATGCTGACCTACCGGCAGCTTTAGCTTGGCGCAACACTGCAGATTTTGTTACTCCTGAAACTTCAATTGTTACGCTGGTTTCTGCGTCCTCTTGCAAAAGCGTTTGTATGCCGTTGTTTTCATTTGAGGTTATGTTTACAGCCTCACCGTTTAGGGTTATTGATTTTTCTCTTACTCCTAGTATCCGAGTTCCGCCCCAGTTTAATACAACCTTTCGTCCGTAGCCGCTTGAGCCACCGGGCACTCTTGGCGTGATTGATGGGCTAATAACAAAGCTCATACCGTATTCAGCCTTATGCGCATACCGTCTTCCTGTAAGTCGTTGATCTGCTCGACTAGGCCAATCACTGTTCGCCGGTCGAAGTTCTGGCCCGTGATGTTTAGGTTGGCGACCATCGTTTCAGTAGGGGGCTTGACAGGCTCCGATTGGTTCGTTGATGCCTTGGGTAACGCTGCCCCCGCCACTTCCGCCACCTGAGCCTCCGCCGCCGCCCCCGCCGCTAAAGCTGGCTGATCTGATCTTCTGAATCTGTTGGAATGTCGCCAAGCCAGCCGCCGCACCATAAGCCGCACCAAGTGCAGGACCGCCAATTGAAGCGCCGACTTTATATGCACCCGTGATCGCCGCGTAACCATCAACAACAGCTTGAGCCAGTGCAGCCGCCTTGCCGATCTCAAACATTTTTCGGCTTTCTGAATTCATCAAAGTGGACATTGCGCTAAGGGCATCGCCAAGCGCCTTCTTTTTAAAGGCTGCCTCAGTGGCCGCTAGTTTCTTTCGAGCGTCTGAGGCTTTATCTTCAATAGAGGTTAGCTTGTCCTCTTCCCGTTGTTTCTGACCGGCAGACAGATCCGCCCATTCCTGCTTGGTGATTAACTCATTTTCAAGTGCCGTTTTTAGATCTTCATTTTCAAGGTCAAACTTTTCAAGCGTTAATTCTCGCTCTGACATGTTGGCTTCGCGAATAGACTCAAGGCGCTTTTCCAGCTTATCCTTTTCTGTGCCAGTTATAGGTTCGTCTTCTGGCTTGCCGGGTGTGTTAGTGCCCCGGCCATCTGATGACTCTTCCCCTAGCGCGTCCCCGAGACCCTTAGCGGCCTCCTCGCGGGCCTCTCTTAGTGCCTCTGCTGTGCGACGCAATGAACCGGCAAATCCGTTGGCTTTATCTGTGCCTCTATTTAGTAACTCGTTGTAGGAGTCTTGGGCTTCTGAAGAACCCTCGACCGTTTCTTTTAACTGTGCCTCAATGGCCCGCAAAGATTTTATCTCAGCTTCTGCGGCTGTAATAAAGGGGCTGTCGCTTGGCTGTCCGACATCTCCTGCTTTGGCGATTATCTGTTGCTGGTTAGCAATCTGCTCTTGAATATTTAAAAGCCTGCGCGCATTTTCCTCGCCCTCAGATATGCCGACTCCGAACTCGGCCAAGCCCTCTTTAATAATGTCAAACGTGGCACCAATTGCCGCACCGATCAGCAACCCTCTAGGGCCTAGCACCACCCACCCCAGGATACCGAACTGTGCCGTGATCGGATTGCCGCTGATGAAGTCTGTTACGGTTGCAGCTCCATCTAAGAAGTCCGCCAGTGCTTCAACGCCAACATCGACTGCGTCCGCCATTCCCGTACCAAGCGAACCACTGCCCCGGCTGAACTCTGCAACCATCTGGTTAGCGACAGCAGTGATAGAAGACGCCAGTTCAATCGTTAGCCGATCACTGACCGCTCCGGCTGCCGTAGCAACCCGAAGCATGGCATCATTGGCGGCTTCAACTTTTGCGGCATCTACGCGCGTAATGGAAGCACCAAGCGCATCCATCTCGTCGCCGATCTCTTGCAGCCCTGACTTGCCTAAGGCCAAGGTGTTGACGAGAGCAGCACCCTCGGAGTCAAACAGCTTGAAAGCCAGGCGCACACGATCTGATTGTGACCCGACCTGCTTCATTGCCCCGGCGATCTCTCTGAACTGCTCATCAGGGCTAAGTTTTGCGAGGGCTAAGGCGTCAAGGTTGAGTTCTTTAAGCGCGTCCTGGGCCTCGCCAGTTCCTTGTGCTGCTTCTGATAATCGGCGGGTCATTCTTTGCAAGGACATATCAAGCGTGTTAGTGCCGACGCCTGTTAGCTCAGCAGCCTGGCGCAATGCTTGAAGATCAGATGTGGCAATGCCGAGCTTATCACTAGTTTTTGCCAGGGCATCAATGGACTTGAGGGAGCCCGCTACGATTGCAGCGGTGGCAGCGGTGGCAGCAACGGAAACGGCAGCGCCCCACTTGGCAGCGGTGGCGATATTGCCTTTCATCTCGCCGCCTAGGCCCGCAAGCCTAGATCTTGAGCGCTGGACAGCAGCATCAAGGTCGTCAGTGTTCGCGCCAATGATTACTTCAATGCCAGCCATTATTCATCTCCGTAGGCGTCTGCGTAAATGGCGGCAACCTCTGCACCGTTCATCCCCCCGGCATATCGTTCAGGCGGATTTGACATTTCTATCTTAGTTTCTGCTACCCAAAAAAACTCAGTCGGGTGAGTCTTCCAGAAGTCAGTGGGGTTGTAGCCCCACATCACCCAGATCTGAAACCAGTGTCTTACGAGCTTTTCACCGCTTTTTTTTTGGCCTTAGCCACGTCCTCAGTGCTGCCCTCTGCGCTGCCAAGGTCAACATCAGCGCCAGGCTGTGCCATCATCAGGATAGCCGCGAGAGATCCGGCAAGCTCGCCCATTCGCCTATAGTCAGATGCCTGGCGTAGCTCGTTCGGTGTAACCTTTGCGCCTGCGTAATTCAGTGCAGCGGCATAGGCTCGAAAGATCTTAGCCGTCGGGAACTTGTTTGACTGGAATGCAGGGGCAAGCTCAAAGAACGTCATCACGTCCTCGATGGCTTCAATCAGCCCCCAGATCCCATCTTCTTTATCGACCTTGTATTCCTTGCCGTCAAACGACAAGGTGACTGGCTCAAGTTGGCTCATGTGCTACCTTAATTTGGAGGTGTGTAAACAACTGCGCCGGTGCTCATAAGCGACGCGGTGAACGTGACGGCCTCGTTATACGGCTGGCCTTCGCTGTAGGGGCCAAGCTGGAACGTGCCGGCAATCGCACCGCCGTCAGAGTAGGTAAGCGTCACGTCAGCCTGAAGTGCAGCACCGCCGGACATCTTAGCCGTGCGCAAGATGTTGTCTTTGGTCACGCCGGACAATTCAATTTGGACGCTTGTTTCTGCGTCTTCAGCCAGCAGCATCTGAACGCCATCATCTTCATCAGATGTAACGTTAACAGCTTCGCCGTTTACTGAAAGTGACTTTTCACGCACGCCAAGAATCGGCGCAGTGTCCCATGTAAATACAACTTTCCGACCGTATTCGCTTGCCATGTTATGCTTCCTCGTAAATGATTCTGAACTCTTGAACACCGTGGCGAGTAATGCCGTCGGGGTCTCTTTGCACTGTCTGAGTTATATAATCAGATCCTATAAAACTCGATCCTGCTATTGAAATTGTACCACGATGCAAGACACCGTATATAGCATCCTGAATCTGCTTGGCTTCTAGTGAGTGGCTAGCCCTGCTCCATACATGAACTTGAGCAATGCACTCGTCCCCGCGCTCTGTGTCTGTGTCCCATGGCTGTGATGTGCCGTCGCTGATGGTGACGTAAGGAAACAGGCTATCATCTTCCGGATCGCCTGCCTGAGTGGGGTTGTCGTATACGCCAACGATAAGGGCAGACAACGCCGCGTCATCTTTGAGCGCTGTGTAAATGCCAAGCTGTAACTGGTATGCACTCATGTCCTGTTAAACTCCCGAGAAGCCCGGTTAACGGCTTTGGTTAATTGGTTAACAAAGTATCTTTGATTGCCCATAAGCGCCGGGTTTAAATATGGCCGGGGCTCCATCTTCAGTGTCCCGAACTCAAGCCAGAATGCGTATTTAATGTCGCTGTACACTCGCCCGCTTAGGTCTTTTGATTCTGCCTTAATGCTGCTCACAAGGTTTCCGGTATCGGTTGCAGGGGCTTGACCTGGGGCTGATGCCTGGTGCCTTGGTGACAGGTTTTGCCCCGAGCTTCGAGTATATACAGTGCCGGACTTGGCTCCGCGCTGTACTGATTTGATGGCATCGCCTCTAACCTTCTGAGCGGTTGCAGCGACAGCCTTAGCGCCTTCACGACTTCCGGCTTTGCCTAGCCTGGCGAAAGCCTCTAGGGTCTCGTCTAGACCCTCGATGCGGCCGCTCACGTTGCCACACCCCCATCGAGGTCAATCTCTAAAAACTTGTTTCTGAACTCTGTATTTATTATCGACCGAATCTGATAGGCCCGGCCTCTAATGATAACCCGGTCTGATTCTGTCAAGTCCGAACGGTAGCGAATCACTAGCCGGTTACGGGTGGTAGCGTCCAGCCGTTCAGCGTATAGGCGTTCGCTGCCTGACATCGGCTTGAAGGCCCCGCGAACGTTGGCACGGTTTGTGTAAGTAATGGTTGACGCACCGCCGCCCACGC